ATGTTGCAGTTGTTCCAGTGCCTGTTGCAATTGTCAAAGATGATGATCCTGACGATGCTCCCACTGGTGCTGCTGATGTGTGTAGTGCTGATACGATTGTTGCGTTAGTTGCTACTGCAGAAACTGATGTTCCTGCTGCTACTGTTGCCACAAAGCGTAGTGCATCTGCTGCATCGATTGTGTTATCTGCTGGGACTGGTAATGTAGCAGGTGTTGCGATTACACCGTTAGTAGTGTTTGCTACTGAATCTAGTGTTACTGCGACTGTCATTACTGTAGCATTTGCAGGTGCTACTGCGACCATGCCCAAAGTCATGGCTGCAACCACGGCTAGTGCGATTTTCTTAAATGAGTTCATTTAATTTATTCCTTTTCGTTATAGTAGATTTAGTCTATCCAAATAATCTTTTACATCGTTTGGCATAGGTTTATATTGTATCACATTGTCTTCAGGCCTGTCAACTTGCTTAGGTCGATCACTAATTGTGTGAATATCAACTTCAAGGTTAAGGTCTCTTGGGGTATGTGATATTGCCCCAAATATTGCTCCACACACAGCATCAGCCAAGTCCTTTGACTTTTTGCGGGGGTGGTCAACTCTATCATTTTTCATGATCTTTAGTTGTGTTAGTTCGTCGAACAGAAGTTCGATGGCTGGCATAAGAAGTCTTTCTTCATACACTAACATTGCCATATCCTCATAATGTTTTTTAGCAACAGAAACAGTATCAGTTCTCATTCCTACTTGCTTCAATTCATTTTGAATATCAAAAGATTGCCAACGGTCAAACGAAACCATTCCAATATTAAATCCTAGTCTACGAAGATTTTGGATCCACTGTTTTACTTCTGAAAGATTGACTGGGCCCTCAACCTTTGGCTCCCACCAAGCAACAGCATCTACTATTACTATGGGTGCAACCTGCTCGTAGTCTTTGATTACTTGAACATTAACCCATTTGTCAACATGGGCAATAGCAACTGCACACTTGTCATGCTTTTGTGCAAGGTCGGCGTGGACATAGTATATCTTGTTTGGATCTGGCTTAAAGTTTTCGTCAAACCTTTTAAAGGTATCGATAGGGTTTCTTGACACCATACAGTTTCTTACTTTTTCAATCTGCTTAAAAAATGCATCAGATGCAAACGTAGGGACACATGCAAAACGCTGCATAGCATCTCCTAGATCAGTCATAAAGGCAATCTTAAAATCATCAATCTTTCTTGTAGGATTTACTTCCCACGTAGGTCTTTTTAATGCGAATACTCCTGGGTATTTATATGAGATTATATGATCTTCATCCCACGAAATTTCAAAAGTATTGTCTGCTGCATCATCTGGCAGTAAAGGATTAATAACAAACTTGTGAGTCTTTTCTACAGCCTCTTTTTCAGCAATGACCGCATCATATCTTTCTGAAATAAAGTCACCTGGATATCTTGGGAATGAAAGCAGTGCAACCTTACCAAGGTCAGGGAAACGAGAGTCTACAGATGCACGGAAAGCCTTGTAGATATTCTCCGCAGTCTTTCCCTGATCATTACCACTTCCAATTTCAGATGCAAAACCAGAAATCTCATCAAGAACTGCAAGAATAAGGTTCAAACCTTCGTGGGATTCTCTTTCTGAGTGACCAGAATAAACTGTGATTGATTTATCAAACTCTATAGAGTCAGCCTTTGCATAAAACTTTCCAGCAAACCAGGGAGAGTTTTCGATCTTAGTCTTAAATCCTTTAAAGAAAACATTCTTTGCCTGTTGAGCGTTAATAGCAACGTTAATAAGGTCGATAGCATCTCCGCCAGGTTTTCCAAAGTATCTTGCAGGTTCTTTTAGGCACAGTAGTTTGTATACTATGTATGAGCAGGCTACGGTTGATGTGAAGTCTTTTCCAGATCCCTTGCCAAGTTGCAAAATGATTTCATTTTTAGTATATTTTTCATAATATCTGGCACCTTCTTCAGCACCCAAAAGATCTATAAGGTCTTCTTTACGATATATCTGGCTCATTGCTTCAACAATATCGTATTGAATATCAGATAGTCCAGGCTGATTTAGATATTGCTCACCCTCAACAAACGTCTTTGCGTCTACTGGTGTTTCTGCAAAGTGATTATCTTTAAGTGCTTCAAAGAAATCATTAAACTCCGTGGACAACAGTTATTACCTCATCCTTTTTAGATACTGCAGATAGTCTACGCATAATGTCATCACGAACCTGTGGATATTCTGCTGCAATGTCTTTTAGAATAGACATAAGAACTTCTTGACGCTTTTCAATTTCCATCATCTCTTCAGCCAGTTCTTTGTTTTCAAGCAGGCCAGCCTTTTGAAGCATGTCAATTCGCTTTGATTCGATATCCATTACAAGTTTAATTGCAGCAGTCTTAGCACTAAGGTTATTAGTCATAGATGCTTCATCAATAACTTCATATGTGCGAGAAACCAACTTACTATAGTGTGTATCTGCTGCAGCGAGTGCTTCTTTGGCACGAGCACGAATAGCATCATTAGCAGATGCCATAACCTTCCACTCGTTAATAAGCGTTACCACTCTTTGTCTTGGTATCGATAACTGCTTAGAGATTACAGTTGGATCGTTCCCTTTAAGATACTCTTCAACAACAAGGTTGACTTGATCTAAATGCTTAACTAAATCATCTTCAGTTGACATATTTTCCCTCTAGTCTATTAATTTCATCTTTAATATAGAAAATTGCTTTTTCTAGATCTTGAATTGTTTTTGACTCATCTTTAAGTCCTGCTCTCCAAAGATACTTAAAAGCATTACCAATATTAAAGTTGCGATGGCGGGTAATCTCAATGCATTCTACACCAGAAGGATCTGTTGTATAGTGCTGTGGGTGATTGACCTGATCAACAGTGATGTTTAGATTTTCACTCATACGACTCTTCCTCATCGTCTTCCCAATTAAATGCTTCTGGCAAACCTCTTAAGGTGTATAGTGCATAAGAAACACCAACGGCACCTGCTATTGTTACTGCAACAATTAATTTCTGAATCTTATTCATCGCTTTGATTTCCTTAATCCAAATTTAGCAAGGTATACGTAGATAGTTTCTAGACTAACTCCGCACTCCTTTGCAATCTCTTCTGGAGTCTTTTTATCCATAAGATATCTCTTACGCATATAGACTTCTGATGTATATAGTTTAGCAGCCATGATGTTATTTGTCAACTCCTATTGCTTTATCCCAGTTAGATAGAGCCCAATGCCCAATTCCGCAGGCATCTGCTACGTCATTATCAGTAATAGTTCTATCGTATATGGTATTAATATATCTAATAGTTCTTTGTTTTCTAAGTTCTCTTTCGTGAGATTTTAACCAAGATTCTGACTTCCCTGGATTTTGTGATTTAATATATAGTTTCTCATCCTTGGATATCTTTTTGTTACCAATAAAGTTTTGCCAAGTAATAGGAGCAACCTTACCAATTACAGTCGTTCCAGTTTGTCCTGCAGCGCCTAGAATTGCGCCTTGAACTAAAGCAAGATCTGCAGCAGTCTTTGGGCTATTCATAAACACAGTGTGCTCAATAATAATTGCTTCAAAACCGCCATATATTTCAAGAAATGCTTTTACCTTTTTCCCAGCATCCATAACCTTTTCGTAGGTATCTTTGCCTTCAAAGGTAATCTTGCCAACACTTATAATTTCTTTTGTAAAAGTATCAAACATAGCAAATGCAAGACTGTTGGTGCTTGCGTCAATAGCGCAAATACGCTTTGGAATCATTTCTATTCCCCACTTATTCTTTACCATTTGCAATACCTTTCATATCTTTTAATGCTTTATTTACTTCTTTTGGATCAACTACGCAGTTGTTGCAAAGAGATTCATCATTATATATTGATAAATCTAGATCACAACTTCTACATTTCCTATTTTTACCGACACGCTTTTGCCTTCTTGTATATATGTATCTATCTGCAATTTTTTGCTTCGTTGCTTGATCTCTACAAGATGTAGAGCAGTATATCTGATAAGATACTGTTGGACTAAATTGGTTATCGCACCAACTACAATGTTTCATCTTCTAGAGGCTCCAAGGATTTAAGTTTTAACTCTCCTGCGCCTGCCTCTGCACATGCTTTTTGAATTGGACATGACTTACATATCTTAGAATTAGATCTGTAATTTTTTGTAGGCAAGGTCTTATCAACCCAAGCCTTACGAACTGCCCTCATCCAATCAAATGCCTGGTCTACCCACCGACGGTAATGATCGTTTACTTCTACAGGAAGGACAAGTAGTTCGTGATTATTTTTATTTTCATAAATTAACACTCCCTTTGCCTTCTTGAGAATTTTCATATAAATAAGCAACTGGATAACGTGACCAGTCTTTGGCTTTTGTTTTGCTTTTCGATACTCAAAACCCTCATTCATCATGGTTTTGATTTCTCCAACGATCTCTTCGCCATTCCAGTCAAGCATAGCGTCTCCATATCCAAAGATTGGAGGATCGTCGTGTCTAATCTTAAACTCTGTAGTTGGTTGATTTTCATCATCTCGATAGATCTTAGCAATCCCAGAATTCATCATAGCATCCTGAATTCTAGCGTGTGATAAAGTTCCAGCAGTCATATTTGCTGCACCATATGCATCTGTATTATCTTCAAATGTTTGGCCTTCAAATGCAAGATACCAATATCTTGGGCACTCTCCATGACCATAAGCAATTGTAGATGGGGCAAAAGTTTTCTTTTGCGTATGCTTTGGACCTCGGTTAATAATGTATCCGTGCTGAATTTTTTCAATCATTTCATTCTTACCGATTGTGTCTACTGCATCTTTTTCTGCTTTAATCATAACGCCTTTTAGTAAATTTTTTGTCATAGCAATTCCATTTCTGTTCTATTAAGTATACCAGACTATCTGGTTATATATTTCAAAGCAGAAACAAGATTGTTTATTGACTCTGCAGCAGTATAGTAAAGGTTCTTCTTTCCACGATCTGACTTGTCTACATTTGCCATCCACGTAGCCTTAAAAGCCATCTTTGCTGCAATTGCCTGCAGTCTTACAATCTCTACGGTTGCTACATTTAATGGGATATCTGGCTTAATAATTATCTTAGCAATGAAGGTAAGAGCAGTAGTTAACTCTTCATCATCCATATAATCAGCAATCTCTGCCAACCCATTTATCATCTCTATTGTTGTTTTTTCTTGTTCCATTATTCCTCCACTAGATCTTCTAATATGCTCATCTCAATTATAGCAAGTCTTACTTTAGAGTTACCCTCGCCCATTACCACCACAATGGCTGGATCTTTACCATTCTTCATAGCATCTGTAGTAGCCTTAGCCCAAACCTCTTTGTTCAAGGTAAAAGATTTTCCAACCTCTTTAAAGTCTACAACAAAATTTTTCCAGGAAGCGTCTCCCTTTTGAGTATTACGACCAGAGTTTTTGTGCTGCTTGGCACCTATCCTCTTAGACTCACTCTTCTCCGTCATCAAAATCTTTCTTCTTTCTTCTGCCCAAATATACAGTGGTTAGGTGCTTATCTTTACACATCCAAGTTAATGTTTTTGTTTCAGCATAACATCTTAATGTTAGAACTGTAGTTTTGCATGTATGACAAACCCACTCACCATGATACACAGTATAACTAGGCATTTAGTTTAGCCTTGATTGATTCTTGCAAGTCAAGATCCTCTCTTACACGATTAACGAATGCTTCTTTACCCTGAACCTTTGTGCCGTCAGGAAGTATATACCAAGCACCTGTGCGTTCTACAATGCCATTTAGTTCTGCGGTAGTAACCAAATCACCAATGGTATCAAGACCAATATCGTCACCTCTGAAATAAAAATCATACTCACCAGACTGGAACCCTGGAGAGGTTTTGGAGAACTGGAGTTCCCACTTAATAGTTCTACCAATCTTTTCTTCAATTAATTTATCTCCTACCTTGATCTTTCCCTTAATCGCTTGATTGTCTGACTCTGAAGAAAAGAGTTTAACAATACATGAGGAATAAAAC